GAACATGAGTTCACCATCCCGGCTGGCTACCAGTTCGACAAGGCCAGCATCCCGCCCATCTTCTGGGGGCCGCCATTGAACTACACGCCAGACGGCCTCTGCACCATGCCAGCCCTAGAGCACGACTTTCTCTGCGACCTCCTGACAGGCGGCAGCTACTGGCTAGTGGAGAAGCTAGGCCACCTGCCCGCCGCCCCGCCAGCCTGGGTGGTCCACCGCCATTTCTACTACCGCCTCCTCCAAGCAGGCGTGCGCCCCCGCAAGGCTGCCCTCATGGGCCGGGCCGTGGCCGCCTTTGGCCCGCAGGGCTGGGCTAGGCCGTCCGCAATCTTTGACTGGCTATTTAAGGTGAGAGAGCCGGATAGAGCACCAACACCACCATGAAGCCCACAATCCTCCGCCGCCGCCCATTCGGCCAGCGCCTAGCCTACTTGCCAGCTTTACTGCGGCATTCGTGGCAGTTCTGCCGGAACGCCTCGTTCTTTGAGCGTGTGCTGTTCTGCGTGTGGATGGCTCGCCTTCAACTCTTCCCGCCATGATAGCCTTCCTCCACGAACTCAGCGCGGCTGGCCTCGGCTTGGCCGTCATGGCCGGGCTGGTGCTGGCCGTGATTGGGATTTTCATCGCGATTGACAAGGGGCCGCTCGGCAAGTAGGCTTGGGCTGCTATGAGCACGACACCCGACGCACCCACCCTCCGCCGAGGCGATAAAGGCCCGGCAGTCAGACTCCTTCAAGGCCACCTACAAGATCTTGGCTATCTCAAAGCCTATTTAGACGGCGAGTTGGGGCCAATTACTGAAAGCGCCATACGCAGATTTCAGCGTGACGCCAACCTCACCGCCGACGGCATCGCAGGCCCGGCCACCTGGGCCGCCCTCCAGCCGCCAACCAAGGTTGTGCCGCCTGCCGCCAAGCCTGCCACAGGCCCGAGCTTCGCCGACTGGCTGGTGACTATCGCCAAGCGGGACGTGGGCAAGGTAGAGACGCCCCGCAACAACCAAGGCGCATGGATCAAACGATTCTGGCCCTCTACCTCTTACCCAGAAGGCTACAGTAACCGAGAGCCCTACTGCGCGGCAGCCATGGCCTTTTGGCTGGACACGGTAGGCGACGAGCTAGCCAAGGCTGGCTTGCTGGAAAGCCTGACAGGCATGACCGCCGAGCAGTTCGAGAAATGGCGCTGTAAGTCCGCTGGGGCCTGGGCTTGGCAGGCTTGGGCCAAGAAGGCCAAGGGCGTGACCGTCCTGCCCGACACCGCCACGCCGCAGAAAGGCGACATCGTAATTTTCGACTTTTCCCACATCGGCCTAGTCACTGGCCAGCCCGCTAAGGGCCGCATTGCCACGATTGAGGCCAACACAGGCCCGGCTGGCGAGCGGGACGGTGATGGCTGTTGGGAGAAAAACCGCCCGCAGGAAGTGGCTCGTTGTTTCCTTCGCTTCAACTTCGCATGACCGAGGAGCGCGTAGCTTTTGAACTGCACCGGCAAGTCGCCAAAGCCGCCCATGGGAAAGATCACCACCACGTCACTACCGTTCTTACCCGCGCCATGTGGCAAGTATTCCTGCGCGGCATCGGCTTACCCGACCATGAAGAACCAAACGCAGAAACGCTTTTCTCCAAGGCTCGCCGTGTGGCGGGCTCTCACACTGTTGTCTTGGATGTGCCGGGCATGTGGGCAGTGTCACGTTTAAAAACCTTATGATTTCAAGCCTCAACCCAAATTCGACAACCCCAAAAGGCGAGCAATACGCCATTGCATGGGACGCTTTAAACAATGGTGACAACGCACGGGATGCTTACACGCCGGAGCAAAGAGCGCACGCTAAATGCTGGCTAACATACCGTGCCACAGACGGCGAGATTACAGCCAAGGACTGGCTGGAGAAAATCTTTCCTATCGACACCGGCAGCATCGAAAGCCAAGGCATGGCCGTTCGTTGGCGGTACTCACTCATCACCGCCGAAGTCTATTTGTGCATCCTCCACAATAACGATGATTGGAAGAATCTAGCCGAAGTCATCCTAGACTCACTTGCAGGCGACGACCTCACCACTCATCCAGGCATCGCAACAAATGTGCTGCGTGTCATGGCCCTCTACAGCTACGCCTTGTACCTGGACAACGACCCAAGTTTTGCAAGCGTTGCCAGAAACTCAATTCAGGCATGGCGGTCAATGTGGGCCAACGTCAATCCTGAGGAGCGTCCCTTGCGCTTTGCCGAAGTAGCGGCAGATGCAGTGCCGCTCTATGTCATGGCCCGTCTTTTGACCCTCGACAAGCCCTTAGAGCCATGGGCCGACACGCTGGTGAATGCCCAAGCCTCAACGCCTTGGGGTAGGTGCCTAATTGAACTTGGCATCCATCCACGCCGCCTTTGGTCAGCCAAGCCCGCCAGTCCGGCAGGCAGCAAGGTCAGCCTCTATAAGCAGCTTCATGCTTCACAGAAGTATGGCACAGGCAGCATGTCCGAAGGCTTCAAGAAAAAGCTACTTGGCCTCCTGCCGCCAATCAAAGACGGTAGTCCAGTCATTGACTTTGGATGCGGGCAGTCGCAAGACGCGAAAAAGCTATGGCCTCAAGGCAAAGTCACACGCTACGACCCCGCTATTCCCGGCATCGACAAACTTCCCGAAATGGAGCACTCCGCAGGCTTGTGTTTTGAGGTAATGGAGCACATTCCAGAAGAAGAGGTTACGGATCTTCTCAGCCAAATGAAAAGCCTTGCTCCGGTCTGGGCTATCACCATCCACACCGGCCCGGCTGCCCAAAGGCTGGTAACAGGCGAGAACGCGCATTGCACACAGCGGCCCGTAGAGTGGTGGATGGGGAAATTCCGTGAAGTGTTCGTTGGCAAGGAGCTTCAATGCTCGCCCATCAACGACCAAAGATTCCTGCTCATCATCACATGAATCTACCCCCCGTCATCGGCATCACAGTTTGCAATAAGCCTTACGAGGCCTTGGCCCATGCCGCCGCCGCCAGCTTCCGCAAATACACCGGATCGCCCGCCCTCATCCTCACCACCGACGACCCGGCTAGCTATGACTGGAAGTACGCCTTACCCGAGATCGCCGGAGATCGCGTGTTCTGTTTCTTTGACGCAGACACCCTCTTCATCCGCCCCCTCGACCTCGCCCCCTTCCGCAACATCGCAGGCGTGGCCGCCGTCCGAGACGCCAGCCGCCAGGCCCTCGACTCGTTCTGCCTGCCAGACGCCTTGGCCCTCGACTTCCCACCTGACCGCTACTGCAACACAGGCTTTTTCTTCGCCAACGCCCGCCAGCCAGCCGTGCGGGCCGCCTTCGACTTGGCCCGGCGGCTCATGGGCGAGCACAGGGCGGGCATTGGGCCAGCCTTGAAGGACATAACCGAACAGAGCCTACTTAATGCCGCTTGGCACAGGGCTGGCGTGGACATGATGTACTTGCCGGATGGCCTAAATTTCTGGCCTCATGCCGTCCACCGTGGCTGGCTGAACTGGCGGGGCGGCATCAAGGTACTTCATGCCGCCGGGGTGCCCTTGGCTGAAAAGTCCGCCTTTCTGGAGAAGCACCGCGCAGTTTTCGAGCCGTAAGATTCTCCTTGCAAGAAAGTCATAACTACACACAATACATACCAATATGCCAGACGATACCTTTAATCCCGCTGATGCGCTTTATGCCAACTTGGATAAAGCCCCTTCCGACTTCGCCGCCGCCTTTTCCGCCGGAGTCAGCAAGGCTGCGCCCGTGGCGGGCAATCTGATGGCCGACCCGGACGACGCAGGTGGTCAAGATCCAGCCAATCCAGTCCCCGCCACCGACCCAGGAGCCTACGAACTCCAGCCAGACTCGGCTGTGACGGCCCCCGAAGAGGCCGCCCCGGCCCCATCCACCGAGCCTACCCAGCCCGCGCCTGCCGCCGAGCCGGTTGACTTGGCTCCAGTCTTCACGCAAGCCCTTGAAGATTACAACGCCGCTGCCCAGGCCGCCCAAGAAGCCGCGCAGACGTTGGCCGATCTCCAGAACAACGCCGAAGGCATCGCTGAGTTTACGCCTGAGATGGCCGACGCCATGGAGGCCAAGATGAAGGCCGCCGCCGCCGCCGAAAAAGCCTTTGAGGAAATCGGCGACGACTCACTTGAGTTGGCGATGAGCCAGTACCCAGAACTGCGCGACGACAACCACCCCGCCACCTTGGCCGTGAAAAGCTTGCTCGCCGTCAATCCCGAGTTCGCCAGCACCTCCCCCACCGCCGTGGCCGAGTACGCCGCCAACTTGGCCGCCCAGATGCGCGCCAACGCCCCCAAATCTCCCGCCGTGCCAGTCAGCCAGCCTCAGCCCGCCCCTGGCCCCGTGCCAGCCAAGGCACCGGCGGCCCCAGCCTCGTCTAGCGTAGCTATGGCCCAGCGCCCCGCGCCCGGCCAGCCAGCCACGCCGGACATCGTGGCCCAGGTCAAGGCGGCAGTCACGGCAGAGGGCGGCCTAGCCGGGCTGTTTGGCTCCGTGCTTGGGAATCGCAGCAACGCGATACGAATGTCTTAGAGATAGCGGTTCCCGCAAGGGGCCGACGCCTGTGTGGCGTGACGACAGATTAACAGGGTCCATGAAGCCCTGCGGATCAATCTGTTCAAAAATCACCACCACACTACTCTAATGGCCTCATACGAAGAAATTAACGCGCAGACAGTCGCTGAGCTTGTCGCGCAGTCCCCCACTTACGCCCGCCAGATTCTCTGGGTGTCGAGCATTGCTTTCGACAACGAGCGTTATAACCCGTTCTCCGAACTCATGGGCGGCCTTGGCTCTGTCAAGCCCGTTAAGGAAGTGCTCGACACCTCCAAAGTTCGCGGAAATACCATTGTCTTCTCGTCTGAAGCTGGCCTCGGCGGCAAGGGCGTTCAGGGCAACACCAACCTCGTCGGCGCTGAAGAAGTCCGCAAGTATAGCCAGTTCACTCTGACTATCGGCCTTCACCGTCACGCCGTCGCTGAAACCGTCACGACCAAAGACCTGACGTTCATCGGTACCACGTTCGACCAGAGCGCCCGCCGTGGCCTCAACGAATGGGTGCAGCGCCTCAAGTGCGACTGTATCGAAGCCGTGATGATTGGCAGCCTGGAGAGCTACAACACTCTCTACGCTGGCAACAAGGCTAGCATCAACGCCCTCACTTCGACCGATGTCGTCACGAAAGCCACGATCTCCCAAGCGAAGATCATGGCGAACGGCATCAAGATGCAGGAAATCGAAATCGCCCGTGGACCTAACGGCCAGCGCATCCTGAAGTACTTCTTCCAGGGCAACGACTACCTCTTCCAGGGCCTCCGCGAAAACTCGACTTGGGAAAGCCTCCTCGCCACCGCTGGCACACGCGGCCCCACCAACTACCTGTTCGCAGGCAACCTGCCAGAATACGATGGCGTCATGCTCAACAACTGGGCAGTCTCCAACACTGCTGCCGATGCTGCCCAGGGTGCGTTCTGCGCTCCCCGTGCTTACCTCGGCGTGGAAATCGCCGCCAAAGGCACCACTACTACCCTCACGGCTCTCAGCGGTGGCGGTTTCAATGGTTCCTCGGTGCTCACCACAAACGCCGTAGCGAAGACCGCCAACGACTATTTCCGCTACTTCCCTGGCGCTCCGTTTGCTGCTTTTGAACAAACGTTCATCGCGGCTACTGTCACAGACAAGTTCCTCATGGTGATCAACGGTTCTGGCGCGGATGCTGGCAAGTACAGCTTCTTCCGCTACACCACTACCGACGGCTTCACGATCAGCGCCACTGATCTTGAGCGCCTCGGTTCCACCACCTCGGGCGACTATGCCACGACCCTTACAGGTTCCACCATCACTTGGGGAACCGCCCCTTGGACGAGTGGCTATCTTACTGAGGGCGTCATTCCCGTGGGCTCACTGATGATTCCGGTGAACAGCAAGGGCCAGCCTTATGTGTGCGGCTACTTCCTCGGCAACAACGCCGTGTACTGCGGCTATGGCACGGTCAACGGCAAGGCCTCCACCGCCATGGGCCAGCGTGTCACCCAAGAAAACGACTACACCAACCGTTTCGGTATTGGTGTCCAGATGGTCTGGGGTGCCACCGCCTACAAGAATGCAGCCCTCATCAAAAACGGCTACATCGTCGTTTACGGTGCCTGGAACGCCCCCGGTATGCCGGAGGTGAGCTAACGGTCACGCCTTGGGGCCGCCTAGCCCACCCGCCGGGCGGCCCTTTTGGCAAACGCAACGCAACCCTCTAGCTACCTACTTTAATGCTCCAGATCACCCCTATTCCAACGAATCCGGCGGACCTGCCAGCCCTTCTCGGGGCCAACCTGTCCACCAACCACCGCGTCTTTATTTATGACTCCTCCAAGCCATCCGGCGATCCTCGGATCTGTGCCGACATGACCTTGGCTGAGTTTTTCAGTGGCGTGAACGCCCTAGTCAACGCAGGCACGATCAACGGCCCGCGCTCCTCAGTGGTGGAAGCTGTTACGGCAACTGGTGGTGGCGCTGCTATCGCGGCAGCCTCCAGCCATGTCACTGTCACCAGCTCCAACGCTGATCACATCGTGATCTTGCCCGCCCCAGTGGTAGGCAAACAACTTGTGATCAACGTCGCCGCAACTGGCTTTGAGCTTCGCAGCTCCACGCCCGCCAGTATCGCCATCAACGGCGGCACCGGCGCTAGCGCAGAGTCCGCGATTGCCGCCAACTCCACATGCTACCTTACATGCGTCTCCTCGACTGCATGGAAAGGCTGGTTCATGGATGCCGACGGCGACCTTGCCAAGATCGAAGCCGCCGCCTAAACCGCCCGGCCAAACAATCAGCCAGCCCGGCCTTGCCTTTTCGGCGGGCCGGGCTTAT